TCCTGAAGGGCTACCGCACCGGCGAGATTCCGATCCCCAGCGGGGCCAAGATCTCGAGCTACGGCCAGAACTTCCTGCACGCCCTGTCGGATAGCTACGACCCGTACACCACCCAGGACGTGTGGCAGGGACGCCTGTTCGGCTCGCGCTACATGCCCAACCCGCAGAAGCCGAACGCCACTGGCACGCCGCTCAATCCGCAGGCTGGCCTGCTGGCCGACAACAGCACGCCCCAGGTGGCCGGCAGCGACGCGACGTACCGCAGCATGCACGCGCTGACCAACTGGATCGCGCGCGAGCTCAACATCAACCCGCGCGAGGCCCAGGCGGCGGGCTGGGGCGTGATTCGCAGCCTGTGGAACGATCCGCAGATCGGACGCGACCTGGCGCTGGGCAACATCAGCCTGCGCGACGCGCTGCAGCAGGGCATGCAGCGCGGCATGTTCGCCCCCGGTCAGTTCAACACCCTGGCTGACATCACCGGCCAGACCGCCTCGACGACCAACTTCCTGGCCAAGCTGAACGCCATGCGAGGGCGCATCCTGGGCGACCCGAGTGTCTTCGATCAGCCGCCGCCAGCCACGGCGACCGCGCTCGACACCGTGCATCTGAACTACCCCGGTGCGGGCGTGGGAGTCAGGACCGACGCGCGCTTCGGGCGCATCCCCGACGTCCAGCGGCCCGTCGGCGCGGCCCAGGCAGCCGACCTGAATAGCCTGGCGCGACTGGGCGGGCCGGTGCTGCGCGTGCCCGGCCAGGTGGCCACCGTGGCGGGCAAGATCCCTGGCCTGACGATGGAGCACTCGGTGCAGGCCGCGGGCGACAACAACTACGTGCATGTGGTCGGCATCGGCGACGACGCCGCCCAGGCCCTGGGCCAGCAGCTTGGCGCCGACATGTACACCCACCTCGATCCTGACGCCAGCACCGTCGGTGGCGTCAGGATCATGGGGCTGCAGCCGGACGAGATGCAGCAACTCACGCGCCAGCTACGTATGAACGGCATCCCGGTGATCGCCACCGCGGACGACGCACTGGCCGTGCCGCGCTTCGGCGACATGAGCCTCGACGACGCCAGGAACACCTACCAGACTGTGAGAGCCGCCCTTGACAACCTCGGACCAGATGCCAACCCCAGCCTCGTCAGGTACTACGGAACCAGCCATGAAATCCCAGGACCCGCTGGACCAGTTCCTGGCGGATATGGGGATACCACCAGCTTCGCCCAACGACCCGATCTATCAGTCGGGAACGGTCCTGCGGGTGCCGCGGCGCAGGCTGTCCGCAATTTCCTCGTCGGACCTGAGTCAGAGCTCGGCGCCATCAACCCCGTCGTCGGTGCCCACCTCGGAGGTGCGGTCGCCGGCGGCCTCGCCGGCTACGCGACCGCTCCGCCCGACGCGACCCAGCAGGAAAGGCTAGAGCGCGCCGGAGCCGGCGCCGTCGCGGGCGGACTGGCGCCCTTCGCCCTGCGCGGCAACGTCGGGCGTGTCGTCCAGGCGGCGCGCATCGGCAGCCTGGCTGGCGGCATCCCGACGCTGGGTCACATCGCGCTGAACACGCCAGTCCAGATTGGCCTCAAGCTGGCCTCCGACATCCCCGGCAACATCCGCTACCCGGAGGCGACGGCTGCCGAGCTGTACGGCGCGCTGCAGGGGCTGCGTTCCTGGGGGCTGAACATCGCCACCACGCTGCGCCAGCCCGGGCCGATGGCTTCGAGCATGGGCGGCGGCGTCGGGCCGCAGCTTGCCGAGACAGGTCTGACGGGACTGGTACGCCTCCACCCGGTCCTGCAGGACCTGGCCCGCCAGATGGCTTCGCATATGGAGCTCTGGCGCCAGGCGGCACAGACGGCGACGGATGCGGGCCTGACCCGTCTGTCGCCTGCCTGGCAGGCCGAGGTGCAGCGTCTGGTGAGCTCGCCGACGGCAGCCATGCAGGAGGCCGTCGATGCCGCGGGCAACCGCGCCGCGCTGGGCGGGCCGATTGGTAGCCCTGGCGCGCAGATGGGCACCACCGGTACGGCGGTCTCGCGGCTGATCCAGGACTCGCCGATCATGCGCTTCATCGTGCCGATCTTCAACATCGGCTACAAGGTCGCCACCCAGGGCGTGGAGACCTCACCGCTGGGCCTGGTCGGCACCGGTTGGGACGTCATGCGCGGGCTGACCGGCGCGGCGGGCGGCGGTCCGTACGCGGGCGGCAACTGGGCTGGTCGCGGCGCGACGGGAGCGGTGACGCCGCTGGCCGAGCGCGTCCGCAACAACATCATCGGCGTGGCGCTGGCGTACGAGGGCTACCAGCAGGCCAGCCAGGGCAACATCACCGGCGAGGGCCCGGCCGACCCCAGGGAGCAGGCCGCGCTGCGCGAGACGGGCTGGCAGCCGGACTCGATCAGGCTGGGCGGACGCTACTTCAACGCCCACCTGCTGGGGCCCGTCGGCTGGTCGCTGATCATGGGCGCCAACGCCTACGAGGCGACGCACGGCGCGGGCGGTCAGGGACTGCGCGCGGTTCCGACGCCGCAGGGTGAGCGACCGCCGTCGAACCTGGACATGCTGGGCGACCTGGTCGCGCGCGAGGGCCGCTACATCAACAGCGAGACCTTCCTGAACGGCATCGGCCAGACGCTGAATGCGATCGGCTCGACCGCCCAGCAGGGCCAGCTCGCCACGCGCGAGGCGGCGTCGGTGTTCGAGAGTCTGATCCCGCAGGGCGCGCTGCTGGCGAACATCGCCTCGAGTCAGGACCCGTACCAGCGCGTGACGCGCGGCCAGACGCCGCTCGAGCAGATCCAGGCCGCGGTGGCGAGCCGTCTGCCTGGTCAGCGCGAGAACCTGCTGCCGCGGCTGACCGCTACCGGTCGGCCCGAGCAGAACCCGCAGTACGGTGTCGGGCTGCTGCTGCCACGCTCGAGCGTTATCCAGAACGACCCGATCCTGCGCGAGGCCGAGCGCCTGGGCGTGACGCCGATCGCGGCACCCAAGACGGTGCCGTTCGGCTCGGTGTACGACATCCAGCTCACGCCCGCCGAGCAGCAGCACTGGGAGGAGCTCCGCGGCGCCGCGCTGCAGGACGCCGCCACCAAGCTGATGGCTAGCCGCGCGTACCAGAATCTGGCCACCCAGAAGGACGGCGACATGGCCCAGCGCAACGCCTTCGCCAAGGTGGCCCAGTCGGCGTCGACCACGGCTGACGGCAAGCTGGCCCAGGAGCTCGCCAGGGATAAGGCCGCGGTCCGGCCCGGCCCCGGTAGCCGCCTGATCCCGAAGGGCGCGCTGGCGCCGGTATACAGTTACGCACCAGGCGGCGACATCCTCGACGCGAACGGTCGCCCGGTGGGTGTCGGCGTGAGTGGCCCATGAGCACCATCCAGCAACTCGTCGATCAACTCAACGCCCAGGACCCGAGCCACAACTGGAAGCTGCTCGATCCCAAGGCCAAGCCGTTCGAGCAGACCACCGTCGCGCAGATCCCCAACCCCACGCCTGGGCTGCCCGGCACCACCGAGAACCGCGGCACCGGCAACTACCTGGTCATCGTCCAGGACAACGAGGGCCACACCCGCGCGCTGCCGATACAGGCCGATCCGATCAAAGGCGGGCTGGTGGTCAGGCAGTCGGGCGTCAACGACCAGGGCGACGACGCCAGGAACATCTACGACGGCGACCTGAACACGCTCTCCTGGCACACCAGCGGCGCGTTGACCGACGTGCCCCAGGGTCAGAAGACGCCCAGCAAGGCCGAGGACCTGCAGAAGATCGGTCCGGACGGCCAGGTCATCCCCTCGGGCAACACCACCACCAAGCCGGTCGACCTGTACGACCCCAAGACTGGCAACCACTTCGCCATTCCGCAGGGCACCCAGCCGGCACTGCACGAGTTTGGCAACGATCTGCTGCTGGTTCAGCCCGACGGCACCTTCAAGGTCATCACCACCAAGCCCGACCAGCCGACGACGACCAACGTGCCGGGCATCGGCGTGGTCACCGTCGATCCCAGCAAGCCGATCGGCTCGCGCGTCACCGTCGAGCTGCCCGAGGACAAGAACGCCAAGGCCAGCCAGTTCCAGCCGCGCGAGATCAACGGTCAGATGTGGATCGCCGTCGACGCGCCAGGCGGTGGCGTCACCTGGACGCTGGCCAAGGACGACCAGGGCAACGCGCTGCCGACCAACGTCACCTGGTCGGCGGTGGCCAACGACCCGCGCTCGCCGACGATCCAGCTCATCGGCTCCAACGGCGAGACCAAGTTCATCTCGAAGGGTCCGGACTGGAAGCCGCCGCCCAGCGCGCAGTCCGGTCAGGCGGTCACGCCGGACACCGTCTCGCCGTACGTGGTGACCATCGGCGACGACGGCAAGCCGGTCTACACCGAGAACAAGAACCAGATCTCGATGACCGAGGCCACGCGCCAGTTCATCGATTCGCTGGGTGTGCATGTCGCCTCGGGTTCGATGACCGAGGCGCAGGCCCAGGACCTGATCAAGAACATCACCGCGCAGATGACGCTGCAGGCGCAGCAGCAGAAGAACCAGCTCGACCTGATGAGTGGCCAGAGCACGGTCGCCGGCAACATCCTGCAGGGCGCCAACCAGGGCGCCCAGACCGGCGCCGGTCTGCTCAACCAGCGCGTCTCGAGTGCCAGCGGGCTACTCAACAACCTGGTCGGCTACGCCGTCCAGGGCGGCGCGCGCGAAGGCAACATGCAGGGCGGGCTGTTCTCGGTGCCCGCGGGCATGGCCGAGAACCTGGTCCAGGGCGCGCAGGGCTGGGTGACTGATCTCGGGGGAGGCCAGGGCGTGTACGACGCCGCGGCCAACATGGTCAAGCAGGCCGACCCGAACAACTCGAGCGGCATGCGGCGCAGGGCTACGCGGCGCTCAGCCAGATGCTCAAGCAGTACCAGGCGCTGACTGGCCAGCAGCATCCCGCGGCGACGATCGCCCAGAACAACAGCCTGGCCAACACCGGCTTCACCGCGAGCACCAACCCCGGTTTGACCAACGTCACGCCGAACGCCGCTGCCGTCGCGGCGAATCAGCCCAACCAGTTCGGGTTCAATCCTCAGGCATCGACCGCGGCGCTGAATGCGGCAGGTTTCCAGGACACGCCCCAGGGTCGCGCGGCAGCCATCGCCGCCGGCCGAGGCGATCTGCTCGGCCTGCCCGGTAACCAGGTCACGCCGGTGGTGCCGCCGCAGGCCTTCGCCCAGAGCGGCCTGCCCGAGGGACGCAGCGTGGCCTTCGTCTCGCCGACGACGGTTATGCCAACATCCCCGACGGTGGTCTAGATGGGCGTACGCATCGGCGGCGTCTGGCACGAGGAGCTCCCGGATCCGGGTACCGGCGGCACCGACTCGGGCAACGGCCGCAACTTCAACACGCCAGGCGACTACAACGCCGCGGCGGGCGGGACGTGGGGCCCGGCGGCGCCCAGTGCAGGCGGCGGTGGCGGCGGCGTCAACGCGGCTTCGCCTGGCCAGACGCCTGGCACGGTCAATAACGCCGGCGCGCAGCAGCTCGCCGCGGGCATCAACTCGCTGCTGGGCGCGATTGCTAGCGGCAACCAGAAGGCCTTCGACGAGGCGGTGCGCCAGTTCAACGAGACCTTCGGCCTGCAGAAGGACCAGTTCAACGAGCAGATTCGCCAGTTCAACCAGAACTTCGGCGTCACCCAGGCCGGGCTGACCGGCGGCTACGGGGTGCCGGGCTACGCCATGACCGGCACCGCCCAGGCCCAGGCGCAGCAGGCCAACCTGGCCGCGCAGCAGGCCGGATTGACCGGCTTCTACAACGCGCCCGCGGCGGGGGCGACCGGCAACCTGGCGCTCGACGCGTTCCAGTTCCGCGCCAGCAACCAGGACAAGCAGATCTACCTGGACGCCGAGGGCGGCGACCCGCTCAAGGCTGCCGAGCACTACTTCCGCGACGTCACCGGCGCGGTCCAGAACGCCGTACAGCAGGCGGGCGGACAGTGGAACCCGAGCGCGATGAGCCAGTGGGTGTACGGGCCGCAGACGCCGCAGATGACGCAGTCGATGCAGGCCCAGGAGGCCAACCTGTACGGCTACGTGCCGCAGAACATCAATGCCCAGGGCATCGCCGTCGGCGCCAGCGGCCAGCCGCTGACGACGCTGGCTGCCCAGCAGCAGGCCTACGCCCAGCAGATGGGTGCGATCCAGGCTGCCGCGGCGCTGCAGGCCAACCCGTTCCGCCAGCAGCAGGTCATCGGTCAGCTTGGCCCACTCCTGAGCGGCATCGGCGGCGTGGCCGGTTTCCAGGCGCCCAACACCGTGGCCGGCGTCGGCACCCAGGGTGGCAATACCCAGGGCGGGCTGGGCTACATGCAGCAGATCATCGACGACATCAAGAGCCCTGGCGCCAACCAGGCCAGCATGCAGGGCGTGTTGAACGCCATCCCCACGCCCAACAAGATTAACAGCGCCGACTTCCTGCGCTCCGCGCCCAGCACCCAGCAGATGGTCCTGCAGGGCATGCAGGAGAAGTACGGGCTGGACCCCAACGACTCGCTGGCTCAGATCAAGAACACCTTGCCGGCGTTCCAGGCGCCGACTACCTTTGGGACGATCAAGGGATGACGATGCAAGCCGAAGATCAACGGCTGGGCCAGGTGGCGTACGAGGCCTACTCGATGAACACTGGCGGGAAATCGCTGGCCACCGGCGACGATTTGCCGCCCTGGGATCAGCTTGCCGATGCCTACCAGACCGCCTGGATTGCAGCCGCGCGCGCAGCGATCGCCAATGCCAGCCACCAGTAAGGCCCAGTACCGCTTCATGCAAGGGGTGGCACATGGGAACATCAAGGGCCCGAAGGGGCTGAGTAAATCCAAGGCGGCTGAGTTCGTCCAGGGCCAGTCGTCGAAAGGGCTGCCGAAGAAGGCCAAGGCCAAGAAGTGACCATCAACCTGGAGCGCAGCATCCATCCAGACTTGCTCGAGGAGACCCTCGCTCAAGCCGAGGCCGACTCCTCAGCCCCTGTCGTCAACCGCCGACGCAGGGGCAGCGCATCGCCGCCAGCGGCTGAGAGCTCTCCCTCCGGAGCGAGCCAGCCACCCGATGCTGGCGACGAGGGCGGCTCGGGCGAGGCCTCAGTCCCTTCGCCCGAGCCTGCTTCGCCGCCCGACTGGCAGGCCAAGGTGCGCGAGCTCGCGACGCTGCTCAAGGACATCCCGCGCGATGAGATGGACAAGGACGACACCATCCGCGGCTGGCTGGGGGATGCTGCCCAGCAGCGCGCGCGCAAGATGCTCGAGGACCAGCGCCTGGCCGACACCAGCCGCGCGCGCCAGGAGGCGTACGACCGCGGCGACCTGTACACCCTGGGCCAGATGGATGCCAACGACATCCAGGCCCAGCGTGCCCTGGCCCAGCGGCAGGCCGAGGCGCAGATGAACCCGTACATGCTGGGCATCACCGCCTGGCAGCGGACCCTGCCCGAGGCCGTCCAGCGCGACGTTCAGGGCAAGACGTTTGCGCCTGGGGGAACGCCCCAGGAGGGCTTCCAGGCCTACCTTCAGGCCGTCCACGAGTCTGCGATTCGCCACGGACTCGAGGACGAGGTGAAGAAGCGCGAGAACGGGCTCAGGAAAGCTGAGCTCAACGGGACCGTCGGTGGGGAGATGACCCCCGAGCTAGACGGTGGACCTGCTGCAAGCACCCGCGAGATCACGGATGCCCAGGTCGCTGCCATGACGCTCGAGGAGTTCGACCGCTACTTCGACGACAAGGGCCGACCCAGGCCGGGCGTGCGCGTCCAGCTCACGCGAGGCATCGACGTACGCCGCGAGCAGTCGCGGCGGTGATCTCCCTGAGCCTGGCACGGGACCAGGCCCAGGACGTTCGAAAGGAACAGCGCAGTGCCAGTAGCTGCAAACGAGTTCGTCGACAAGACGATCGCCGACGGTATCTTCTCGCCAGACATCTGGTCCAAGCAGGTGCTGCGCGCGACCGAATCCAACCTGGTCTTTGCCAAGGCCGTCGACCGCGAGTTCGAGGACGACGCCAGCGTGGGCAAGGCGGTCAAGGTCTCGAGCATCGGCAACCTGGCCGCGCGAGCCAAGGTCGAGAACACCGCCATCCAGTACGAGACCATCGCCGAGACGGCGACCACCATCACCCTGAACATCTGGGACTACGCCGCGTTCGCCGTCGAGGACATCGTCAAGGTGCAGTCGATCGTCGACGTCCAGAATGAGTACCAGATGAAGATGGGCTACGCGGTGGCCAGAGACATCGACTCCAAGCTGGCCGCGGACGTGGCGGGCTTCACCCAGACCGTGGGCACGCTCGGCACCGCCCTGGCCGACGTGGATGTCGTTCGCGCCAACCAGTACCTGGACGACGCCGACGCGCCCGCCGAGGACCGCTTCTGCATCATGTCGCCGGCCGAGAAGGCCAGCAAGATCGTGCTGGACCGCTGGTCGAACGCCCTGTACATCGGCAACCCCAAGCCGGCCGTGACCGGCTCGCTGGGCGACATGTACGGGCTGAACATCATGGTCACCACCAACCTGGTCAAGCCGGCCGGCGGGCAGGCCAACAACTTCGTCTTCCAGCGCGAGGCCCTGGCGCTGATCGTCCAGCGCTCGCCGAAACTGCATTTGTTCTACGACATCGACTTCTTCACCTGGAAGCTGGCCAGCGAGGTCATCTTCGGCCACCAGATGATGCGTCCGACGTTCGGGGTGTACGCCAAGGGCATAGGCTAGGGCCATGTCCGACCTGCTCGAGCGCCTCGAGGCCAGGGCGCCGATCAACGCTGGCCCGAGCACCCACCACAACCTGAACTACAACTACCCGTTGGCCTGGTACAGGCGCCCGGACGGCGACATCGTCCAGTTGCAGTCCGACCCCAACAACCGCGCCATGTACGAGGACCTGGGCTTTGTGCTGCTCAGGCCGGCCGAGGCGCGCGAGTGGGAGACCGAGGTGCGGCCCGGCGTTGTCCTGGCCCAGAAGCAGAAGGCCAGGCTCATCACGGTGATCCGCAGGCTGAAGACGTCCAACCCGCACATCATCATCGAGCAGGACGAGATGGGCGCCGACGTGCTGCTCAGTGACATGACCACCGAGGAGCTCCAGGAGCTGCTGGACGAGATCGTCGAGCAGTACGGGCTCAAGAAGCCCAAGTTGCCGTCGATCAAGCCGGAGAAGGAGGCGCCGCCAGCTAGCGACGCGCGCGCGGTCGGCGTCGAGACCATGTCCCACCAGGAGTTCGAAGGCAAGCTGATCCGCGGCCAGGGCTACGACCCGATCGCGGAGTCGAGGAGACGACCACGATGAGCCAGGCGACCCCCAGCCCATTCCTGGCCGCGGCACAGGCCGACCCGTACGTCGCGCCGTCGGCCACGCCGCCAGGCGACCTGTTCTTCCACTACCAGAAGCCGGACGGCGACACGTTCATCGCCTCGGCAGCCCAGGCCGAGGGCTACCTGCGCCTGGGCTTCAAGGTCGTTGGTGAGGAGACAGTCGACGGCACAGACTCCTTTCGAGAGCTGGTTAGTCCGGGATCGCTCCTCCCGCCCGCATCCGGCGTCGAACACTCCGAAGCCACCGCCACCCCAGGCGTCGCGCCCAAGCTCCCGACGACGCCGTAAGCCATGACGATGGGCGGACCAGAGAGCCAGGCGCTGGTCACCCAGCCTGGCGCCGCGGCGGGCCTGTGGACGCACACGCCGGTGGACTGGCGCGGCAACGAGACTGGCACCAAGCCGGTGCCCTGGCCCAGCGACGCGCTGCTGGGCCAGCCTGGCTACGGCACGCGACCCGGCATCGCCTTGCCCGGCGGCGTCACCGCGGTCGCGGCCGCGGCAGGTGTCGGCCAGCTCACCATCACCTGGACGACGACCATGCTCAGCGACTCGAGCGTCGACATCGGCACCACCACCGCGTACGGGCGCCACCTGTACGACCCGACGATGGTGCTCAGCCACTCGGTACTGGTGACGGGCCTGACGTCGGCTCAGCTCCAGCACTACCGTGTGACCTCGTCGGCGCCGGGCTACTCGAGCTCCAGCGGCGACAACACGGCGACACCGACGTGAGCCACCGCCCTGGCTGCACGTTCGGCCCGGGGCTGTATCGCATCCTGCTCAGCGACGGCGGGCGGCGTTTCGTCGAGACCGAGACGCAGGTCGAGGCGGTGCGCCGCCTGCTGCCCGCGGGCGCCATGCTGCGCGTTCAGCGCGACGGCTACTGTCTGGACCCGCCCGACGCGGACGAGGCCACCCGCGGGGTGATCGACGGCGAGCGCTTCCTGAACATGCCGCGCGAGCAGGCGATGACCGAGCTGGGCATCAGCAACGAGGGCGACTACGCGCGCGCGTATCGAGCCATCGAGGAGGCCGTCCTGGCGCGCGATCGAGCCGTGGCCGAGGGTCGAGACCGCGCCAGCGTGGTGATCAAGAAGCACGGCCAGGCGGTGACGGACGTGCGCGCGTGAGCCAGCCCAGTACCGCCGGCCTGCTGCCCTCGAAGATCCAGGGCTTTCTGAGCGGCATCGCCAGCATCGCGCCGAACGCCGAGCAGGTCCTGGCGGCGCTGGTGGCCACCAGCCCGGGCATGATTCGCAGCGTGGCGTGCTACTGCCAGGGCTCGAGCGGCAGCACGCCGACGATCATCGACGTCCGCAACAACGGCGTGAGCGTGTACACCGACCCCGCCTCGCGGCCGACGCTCGCCGGTGGGGCGACCGGCAAGTTCACCAGCACCCTGCCAAATCACCGCGCGGTGCGTATCGGCGACGTCCTCAGCGCGGTGTGCGCCCAGGCTGGCGGGCACGCCGGGGTGATCGCGACCGTCGCCCTGGAGGAGCCTTCCTGATGCTTGTCGCCGAGTCCCGACTGATCACTCGCCTGATGCCGCGGCGCATCACCGAGTCGCGCCTGGGGCGCGCGGTGTACGCGGCGTGCGGCTACATTCCGGCCGAGCTCGCCGACGAGCTGATCGATGCCCTGCGGAGCGCGCTACTGATCGAGAGCTCACTGCATTTGGCCGTGCTCGACGCAGGAGGCGAGCATTGGGACATCGGCGTGGTGTCTCGCAAGGTTGTCACCGACGCCGGGGCCGCAGCCGTGGTCAATGCCTTCCGCAACGCCTTCGAGCTCGAGCTGTTCAACTTCCACGGCCTGGGCGTCGGCAGCACCGCCGAGGCCACCAGCCAGACCGCGCTGGTGACCGAGCTGACCACCCAGTACGCCACCGACAACACGCGCCCGACGGGCACCCAGACCGCGCCCGCGGCCAACCAGTACCAATCGCAGGCGACGATCACCGTCGACGCCGCGGCGACGATCACCGAGCACGGCCTGTTCTCCCAGTCGGCGGTGCCCGGCGGCACGCTGTGGGACCGCTCGGTGTTCGCTGGCCTGGCGCTGAACGCGGGCGACTCGATCATCGCCACGTACATCGCGACCATCACCAGCGGGGGTTAGCAGTGAGTGCCGGTCAGCGCGATCGCCAACACCTACGCGACCTGGGACAACGGCACCAGTACGTACGCCAACCTGGAGGCGGCGTGGGGCCTGGGGACCTACGGTGTCCTGGAGGGCGCCAGCCTGCAGATTACGCGTACTCTGCCGAGTTCTGGGACGCTCTCGCCCAGTCGCGCGCTGTACCTGAGTCTGGGCGGCAGCCTGGGCTCGAGCGGCAGCCTGCCGAAGACGGCGACCAGGTCCCTGGCGGGCGCCCTGGCCAGCTCCGGCGCGGTGCTGCTGGGCAAGATCTACGCGCGCGCGTTGAGTGGCTCGCTGTTCTCGGGTGGCGCGGTGGCGTTCATCAAAACCGTCTACCGCGGCTTCGCTGGCACGCTCGCCCCATCTGGCGACTTCACCTATCGCTACTTGAATCGGTTCTTTGTCAGGCTGGACGGCTCGCTGCGGATTCTGAGCTCGCTGGACGTGTGCGTCGGGCGGCGTCAGGAGGCCACGCTCGACCCGTTCGTCCCGCCAGCGTCGGCGATACTGCCGCCGCAGCCGCCCAGCAGCGCGCCGCCGCTGCTCGTCCTGGTCCAGGCCGCGCCGCCGCTGGGCGTTCTGGCCAAACCCGTCGCGCCGATCCTGGCGAGCTCGGCCAAGCCTGGCGCGCCGCCGCTGTACGAGGCGCCTGAATGCCGACCCTAGCCCTGTACCGCTCCACCTTCAGCGTCGAGGCCGGCGAGTACGTCGGTCCGGAGAGCTACGTCGTCAAGGCCACCAGCGGCAGCGACGAGACCAAGCTGGTGTGCGACGTGTATCCGATCACCTCGGGCATCGCCCAGGACGACAAGTACACCGATCGTCCGCTCTACCGCCCCAACGCGCCGCAGTCGACCGACCAGAACCGCACGGTCATGACCTACGACCCGCCCAGCGGCACGCTCACGCCCGACCTGCCCTGGAGCATGTCGCCGATCTCGCCCGGCGGCAACCGCACCTACGAGCAGCTCGAGGCCTTCCCGTACCTGGAGTTCGAGCAGTTCACCTATGAGTGCCTGGACGGCACCGGTGTGACCTGCCCCAACAACGGCACCATCGGCGAGTACTTCGAGATCCTGGGCCCGTTCGACGCGCCGACGACGCACCGTCTGATCAACGACGGGCTGAAGAACTGCTGGCTGGTGGTTGAGGTGGTGTGCCAGCCGCTGCCGATGACCGCGCGCCACAACCTGTCCGCGGTGTGCCCCTGGCTGCAGGACCCCAGCGACATCCTGCAGGTGGGCGTGCTGAGCCTGCCCGAGGACCGCAACGTGACCGACCCGTTCGAAAACGTCATCCGCGGCATGGTCGAGCGCGACGGCGGCGACTTCTACCTGAACACCGGTACGACCACCTTCGTCGACGGTCAGGTGCTGTACCTGCGCTGCCTGAAGCGGGCGTACGACCACTGCCGCCGCGCGGGCGGCGCCTTCGGCGATCAGGCCGGGCTGTACCTGGAAGACGACGAGGCGCCGGTCGATCGCGTGTGGGTCGCCTCGGCGGCGCTGGTCATCGCCTGGCGGCGCTTCGCCCACCTGCTCGAGCCCGGTGCCAACCAGCGCCTGATCCGCGACCAGGCGTCCGCCGCGGCCTGGTTCACCGACGAGTGCCGCAAGCACTTCACCTCGCCGTTGCCGCAGCGCACGCTCCGTCGCAAGCGTAACTTCGGACCGCCGCGCCAGCTCGTCGGGCAGTACTACGGATGAGCATCTACACCAGGCGCGCGCCCTGGCCGTTCCACATCAAGATCAGCGGCCACGGCATGCTCATCGGCAGTCCTGGGCCTGGCCAGCCGGCGCTGATCAGCTCCAAGGCCGAGGACCTCTCGAGCGTCGACCCGCCCGACTTCGACTACGCCAATCTGAGCCCGCTGGCCGATCGCGAGGAGCCGTACGAGAGCCTGACTATCGGCTACGGCATGCGGACGCAGCACAAGTGGCGCGACTACCGCTACCAGGAGGCGATGGGCGTCGACACGAGCGTGCATCCCTGGTGCAAGGGACCAGAGGTGCTGGGGCCGATCCAGGGCCAGGCCAACGGTGAGATCGTCGACTTCTTCGAGCTCGGCGGCACCCTGTACGCGGCTGGCGGCAGCCAGGTCCTGCGTTACACGCCGGGCACCAATGCCTGGGCGCTGGCGCACGATTTCGGGGCGGGCTACACGATCCTGGCGGCGACGGTGTTCACCTCCAACTTCGACGGCATCCCGCGCGTGTGGCTGGCCTTCGGCGGCGCGCACCCGGCGGCCTGGAGCACCGACGGAACGACCTGGACGGCGATGGCCACCTTCACCGCGCTGGCCTTCATTCACATCGGCCGCGAGTGGTGGTGGGCCGACTCGGTCAATCGCCTGCGGAAGTGCGACACCAACGCCGACCCGACCAGCGAGGCCAACTACACCAACCTGATCTTCCGCATCGGCGACCAGAGCGCGGCGATCGTCAGCCTGGTGGCCACCGCCGGCGGCACGCTGATCATCGTCAAGGGCGACGGCCTGTACACCCTGGACCAGGCCGGCGACGACCACCCGCTGTTCCCCTTCCTGCAGTACGCCACCAACTCCAGGAACGGCCGCTGCCGCGGCCAGTTCCTGAACGACGTGTACTTCGGTTACGGCACCAACCTGAGTCGTATGGGTCCCGACCTGTCGATCGAGGAGATCGGGCCCGAGACGCTGCCCGACTACAACGGCCCAGTGCGCGGCCAGATGACCAGCTTCGTCGGCGTGGGCGCGCTGTTCGGTTACGGCGCCATCTGGAACCCGGACACCTCGACCAGCTACCTGATGAAGTTCGGCGCGTACATCATCCAGGGCACCTTCTCGACGTACCAGACGCTGGCCAACGTGCTGGCCAACCCGGAGCGCATCGACGCCTGGAACGGCTCGGTGGTGCGCGGCTGGTCCGGCAAGTACCCGTCGCGCATGTTCACCACGGCGATCGGCGCGCCGGCCGGGCACACCTTCACCATGATCGGCTTCAACGACGGCAGCTTTGTACGCCTGCAGAACGCGTGCGTCTTCAACCCGCTGGCCTGCTCGCAGTACCGCTTCGTTGTGGGCGACGACTGGATCAGGCTGCCCCAGTGGCACGGCACCTACCACGCCACGCGCAAGACGCTCAGGGCCTGGAGCGTCACCGGGCCGATCATCGACGCCAACAACACCGTCACCCTCGAGTACAAGACGGTGCCCAGCGCCGCGGCCTGGACCGACTTCGGCTACACCTTCAACGCTGGCGTGTTCGACCGCCAGCCATTCCCGGTGGGTACCGTGGCGATCCTGGCCGAGTTCCGCGTGCATCTGCACAACACCGTCAACACCAGCTCACCGGCGATCGCCAGCGTGTCGATCGGCCACGCCCTGCGGCCGTCCAGGCTGATGACCTACGAGGGCGACATTCTGTGCGCCGACGGCCTGGTGCGGCGCGACGGCGTGCCGATGCGGCTGGGTCGCAACGCCATCCGCAAGTTCGTCGAGGCCGCGGTCGACGATCCCGGCGCCGAGCTCGTCATCCTGCCGGACGAGAGCTCGGCCTACCTCAGCTTCGTCGACTACAAGGTCTCGCAGGCGTTCGACGAGGTGGGCCGTCAGTGGCGCGGCTCGCTGCACATCAAGGCGGTGCAGTGGACCGCCGTCGAACCACCACCCAGCTAGGAGGGCCCATGTCCAGGCAGAACTCGACCAACTTCAGCGGCGCGCTCCAGTTTCCGTACGCCAACGCGCCGACCGACCTGTTCAAGAAGGAAGACGTGCAGATCCTGGCCCTGGCCACCGACCAGCACAACCACGACACCGGCAAGGGCCTGATCCTGTCGCCCAACGCCATCCCGTCGGGCGCGATCAATGCCAGCAAGATCGGCTGGCCGCTGCTGGCGCCCGACGGCTCGAGCGGCGCGCCGAGCTACTCCTTCGCCTCGGCGCCGACGGTCGGCCTGTATCGTCAGAGCGCCACCGCGGTGGGCGTCAACCAGGACCTGGTGGTCGATCGCAGCCTGTCGGTCAGCGTGAACGCGGGCATCGGCGTGTCGCCGACGACGGGCATCCCGCTGTCGCTGGCGGG